AACAGAAAATAAATTAAAAAAAAATAAACTTTTTAGTTGACAAAGTGTATAATCTATGTTATAATATATTATATAAACTAATTACTTTGAGTGTATCAGATTGGTGTTAATACAAATTTATAAGTTATTAATTTCTCCAATATTCTATCTAATCAAATCCAGTCTGGTACACTCTTTTTTTCTATTAATTATTTATTAGATGGTATAATAGTTTCATTAGTTACTATTTATAAATGAACTGGTTAGGATTAGTCCTTCCCACAGATAAAACAAAAATAAAATAGGATCCCGCTATGGCTAATAAACCCCGTATGTCTTACCCGCAAATAATAAAAAGAATTAAATGTGCAGCCCGTGATAAGAACGTTTCAGATTATTTGTGGAACACTTTGCAACTCATGGTTGTACACCTTGAAGAGAACCCAGAAATATTAAATGATTTAAAAATATCAGACATGTTGTCAGTAGCCCGTCTTGTCAAAGACATCCAAGACATCGAAGAAAAAAAGACAGACAATCAAAAACACGATGCATTCTCTCAGCGTCTCAAGGAATTACAAGAAAAAAAAAAGTTAGTTAGTTAGAGACAGACAGACAAACAGACAACGAGACATGCAGACAGACAGATAGACAGGCAGACAGTAAGACAAAAAGAAAAAAATATAAGACAATAATTCTCCTTAAAATTATGTCGCCCCATCAGGTTCCTGAATAACTTGGTGGGGTTTTTTTGTAGAAAATTATTTAAAAAAAAATACAAAAAAAACTTGACGAACCCTGAAAAAAATGTTATAATAATAGTAGATAGTTTGGTAATAAACTTTTTATTAGACTATTTACTAATGTAGCGGATGAAAAAAAACTAAAAAAAGTTCTTGACTTTTGCTACAAATTATGTTACAATAATAGAGTAGGGTAAATCCTACAACCCAGATAGAATAACAGGCGAGAGCCAAGGAGAAATAAAATGGGAACTTATGGAAAATACAGCGGATCAATAGAGTTCGCACACAAAACTTTGAAAGAAATCTTTTTGTTAGGATGGAACACAAAGAAGGAATGGATCATCAGCAACGAGACTGATACTGGCTTTCAGTTTGAAGGAGCAGACTATTGGAAGATGCCGAGAGGTAATGGTTCCGTAGAGGCTGTGTTGCGATGGTGTAGTTTTGGATCAGCATTAGTGCCGACAGAAAATCTACATAAATTCTGCACTCACTTTGAACTCTGTGCTTTGAGCGATGAGTATCTGCTGGATAATGAATGCTTTGATTACGATGAATTCTTTTTGATGCACGAACCATCTGAAATGCAGAAAGAAAAACTAATAAATCTAACCAACGAATCTTTGGCGAAGTCCAGTGGATGGAGCGGCAACAAGATTACAGATTGGGAAGATTGGGTAGAGGAAGCATGCGACTGGCTTGATGATCTTGAGTTGGGCTGGAGAGTTTGGTTCTATTCAGAAGAAGGCTATGATTACCTATGGAAGTGGGGCAACCACATCATCCTTGAGGATGGAGAACTGAATTCATACGAAGATCCAAATGGTGGCGTAGATTCAGATTGGGTGAAAGCCTACACCGAGTGGCTCTGCAAAGCCATAGCAAATTTGTAGAATTATCTTTGAGTTGGGGTGAATAAATCACCCCGCTCACTCGTATAATAGATACAGGGATATGAAAAAAAAATTAAATTATTTTTAGATTTTACTTGACGATCCCTTTTTATTATGCTATAATAATAGAGTAGGGTAAGAGATAGAAGCCTTACACATTAGACTTAACAGGCGAGAGCCAAGGAGAAATTAAAATGTCTATTAACTTAACTAAAAAATCAGAAGAACAAATCATCCGTGAGTGGATTATGAACTGGGAGAACTGGACTGGCTTTGAAGAAGGCTTTGAAGGACGGAACTTCAATCACCACTGGAAGACTCAACGAGATCACAGCGAGGACGAAATTAAAACTATTTTAGTTGCCGCCTACAAAGGTGAGTTGGACTATGAGTTTGATGGCGAGAACATTATGTTAGTTCAGGGTGAAACCTCACGACATCGTGAAGGGATTGAACTTGACTTGCTTGAGTGGGATCTCTATGCTAACGACATCATTGATGTAGGCTATGATAAATTATGTGAAATAGTTGCAGGACTATTTGCACCAGAGCCTGACTTCCTTGAAGCAGTCAACGCATAATGTCAGATGGTGTTGCCCCTACCATAAAAGGGGCTGCTTCTCATATGTCCGAGATACTAAAAAAAAATAAAAAAAGTTTAAGAAAAGAGTGGACAAACCCTTCAGGATATGTTATAATATATTATAAGGTTGAGAAACTTTATACCCTAGAATATAATAACAAAAGGAGAATATCATGGGAACTTATGGAAACAATAGTTTGCGAATCACATTCGCTAATAAAGGACTGGCTGATATATTTCAGTTAGACTGGGACATCGCCAGCAAGAAAGCCGAAGATGTCTGGGTTGATATGGAGAGAGATAATAATACTTTTCATTTCGAAATGGAAGAACAGGAGAAGGTAGTGTTCAGTCCATCAGGATACCTGAATGGATACGGATGTCCTTGGGACTGTGTGTACAACTTTATCGAAGTTGACTTACCTCTATCCAGAGAGATAGTGAAGAGAGCAGAAGTAGAATATTATAATTCTTCAGAAGAATTTGTTTGGGAATATATCTCTGTCGATAGAGTAGTAGAGCATTGTTCAGAAGAAACAAAAAAGTATTTAGAAGAAGAAGGCATGGACTATGTATGGCGATGGGCTGAAGAAGCCTATGGTGAATTTGAGTTGGATGGTAAGTGGATAGACTTCAGAACTTACAAAGAAGAATGGAATAAAGATAATAATGAATATACTGTTATCGAACCCCACTGTAAACCAGAGTGGTATCCACAACTAGCCAAGGACTTGGAGGAGTTCCTTGACTTATAGTCCACCACAAAAATAAATAAATAACAGGATGGCTGTACATCAGAGATGGTGTATGGCTTTTCCTGTGTCATAGTAATTATAAAATTATTTATACAGCATATAAAATTATGTGTACAATAGGGGGGACCAATATACCATAGTGTATAGTATAGTATCTAGATAACCAAAAAAATTCGCCCCTCATTTTTTTTGAATACTTATCTACTATTTAAAACTACTTAGGTATACACGGAATAAAAAAAATATGTTAGAATACGATACTTTTGTCAGACTACTGACGGTGTACGACAAGGAAAGAAAAAGATTAGATTTCTTTGATCCTTATCCTGCACAAGAAAAATTAATGCATGCTCTAGAGAATTATGATAAAATAATAATTTTAAAAGCAAGGCAACTTGGGATATCCACCCTGATCAGATCATGGTTCTTTTACCAATGCTACTACGACATTGAACCTAGATCCTATGGTGTTATTGCACACACAAAAGACGCAGCCAATAACATTGCCAATATGGATAAAACATTTCATAATAATTTACCAGAACAAATGCACAAAAAAGTTTTAAAAGATAATGTTTCTGAATTATTATTCGAAGACAGTCTAGCGTCACTGAAATCCTTTACAGCGTCCTCTAAGGGTGGTACAAGGTCTTTTCAACTTGATGGGGTACATCTATCCGAGTTTGCTTTCTATGAGGATCAGGAGGAGTTCTTGTCCACTATGATGGCTACTATTGGTGCTAACCAAATCATCATTGAATCTACACCTAACCAGATGGGAGATAAATTTTATAATTTAGTTATGGAGAACATAGCCGCTGAAGATCCTGAGTGGAAAGTAATTTTCTTTCCATGGTATATTCATCCAGAGTATAGAACAACACCACCACCTACATTCAAACTAAGAGCCGAAGAAGAAATAATTAAAAAAGATTTTGATCTTACAGATGATCAAATATTCTGGCGTAGAAAACAGATTGCAACTCTTGGCAAAGATAAATTTTATCGTGAATACCCTGCTACAGTAGAAGAGGCATTTAGAGCCTCAGGAACGCCTTATTTCAGCCCTGAATCACTTGAGGCTATAACACCCCTACCTAATCCTAAACAGCCGCTTAAAGTCTATTCTGAGCCATCTGTGGACCATGATTATGTTATGGGAGTTGATGTTGCAGCAGGTGTTGGAAAAGATTATTCTGCGTGGTCTATTGTCGATGTTCAAACACGTCAGGTTGTTTGTCAGTTTTGGGACAACACTATTACCCCACCAAAGTTTGCAGAAAAAATATTTTTTGAAGCAATGCGTTGGAATAACGCAAAAATTATCTGCGAGTCCAACAACGTTGGACAAGTTGTTCTTTGGAAGTTAAAAGAATTTGGGTATAACAAACTATATAAGACTGATAAGGGAAAACATTTTTATACTAATAATAAAAATAGACCAATATTATTTGAAAATTTAAAAGAGTATATTGAAGACGAACTACTAATTAATTTAAATATTGAGGTAATTAAACAACTTGAGTCAATACAATATGAAAGAGACAGACCTACGCATCCAAAGAACGGACATGACGATGTCGTTATGTCAATGGCTTTGGCTTATTATGTTGTTAAGGATATCCCTATCTATTACGAGGGCGATGTTGGCAACATGTACCTTGAAGAGTGGAAAAGAATTAAACGTGCAAGAGCCGCCAAAAGAACATTACCTTGGAATGTAAGAGGTGGCGATGGTAAAGGGAGATATTAATGAAAGTTTATGATATAGAATACGTGTGTGATCAGCACGATGAATTTTGGGACAAGCAACGTCCTGAACTAGAAAGATATAAAAATGTTTATGAATGCAGGTTCTGGGAAGATGAACCGTTTGGAATGATGTATGGTGGTAACAATACACAAATGTCTGTTCAAACATCTGAAGGGTATGGTTACATCGAATCATACATCGCAAGTTTATTTTCTAAAAACCCTGCTGTTGTTTTGAAGAAAGGTTTGAAGAACAAAGGTGACGTACAAAAGGCTAAGGCTGTTGTAAATAAATTTTTAATTAACTCTAGACAAGAGATTGAGAACGCTGCTAGACTTGCGTTGATCTATCCTATGTCGTTTGTTAAGTTAGTTCCTCAATCTGAGGGAGATCTATATGGTAAAATTATCCCAGTAAGCGTAAGCCCTTGGGATATTATTTTAGATAGAGATGCTCCTAGGTTCGACAGACAAAGATACATTGGTCACAAATACCAAATGCCAATGCATGAAGCAAAAGAAAAATTTGGAAATAAAAAATTTATGGCTGAAGGTAAAGAACATTACTTCAAGTCTGGGTACGGTATCGATGATAATTATGGTGACGAAGGCGTACCACCTGCAAGCGAATCAGAGTTTGCACAGTTCGTAACGATCATAGAGATGTATGATCTTGTTAATGATGAATTAATTTTTTATTGTCCACACATTGGAAGAGAAAATAAAATTTTAGAAAGAGTTTCATTTATCCCGTTCAGGGATAGTGATGGACTACCTGTAGTCCCTATCGTTCCGCTCTACTTCAACAGGATACCTAGCCAGCCCTTGTTAGGTTATTCTGCTATGAAGCGTGTCTACGATCAGTTATATGAAATTAACACTATCAGATCGTATATGGCTAATTCCGTTCGTAAAGCATCCAGACAATATTTAGTTAAGGCTGGACTACTTGATGAAGAATCTATGGCTCAAATGACAGCGGGGATTGATGGTTTGTTTGTGGAAGTAGAGGATGACAACTTAGATGGAGCGATCAGAGCCGTACCACACAACTCAATGCCCACCGAACTCAGCGTCTATCATAACGCTGTTAAACAAGACCTTGACCAAGGTTCAATACTGGCTCCCTTTACCAGAGGTGAAGCGATGTCGTCAAGAACTACTGCGTCTGAAATTACTGCACTTGCTGCTTACTCATCATCGGAGTTGGGTAGATTGGCAAGAGAAAGGGATGCAATGATTGAAGGCATGGCTAAGAAGTTTTTGTCAATGACCGCTACACTTCTGGAAGGGGAAACCCCACAAGTATTAAATATAATTAATGAAACATTTATCGTAAAGGCTGATGATCTCAGAGGAGACTTCGAAGCATTTGCTTCTGATCAAGCATCAACGCCTTTATCTGAAACAGTTGCAAAGAGACAACTCCTAGAGAACTTATCCACACTAGAAGGACTTGGAGTTCCAAGATCTAAATTACTTAAGGAAGTTGTCCGTGTACTTAATTTGCCTGAAGACTTTGCGGAGTTGGCTGAGGCTCAGGAGGAAGGTGGTCGTGTGGGCAACATAGAAGCACCACCGACTTTGGGGGAAGCAATGACCGCACCTTCACCGCAGAACATTCAGGCATTCCTTCCACAAGATAAGATTGCAGGAGAAAACTAAATGAGCAAAAAGATATGGAAAAATAAAAAAGAATTTAACAAATGGTTTGATGCTTTTGAGAAGCAACAGATAGAACCTGTTAGATTCCAGATGGAACTTGACAAGAAAGTCAATGATCTTATCGAAGATGGTGTAGAATATGCTGAAGCATTTGATCAAGTGTATACTATACCAGTACTTAAAAAATTAAATTTATTACCACAGGATTTTGTAGAACCTGATCACTCTATGACCATGACTGAAGTTTTATCTGATATAGATGAAAAATACACGGTAATGGTAGAGAAAAGTGAAGAATCTACTACTAATTAATTAACAGCGTATAGGAGTTAAATTATGGCTTTAAGAGATCAGTTTCTAGCAGAAGAAAATAAAATGAATGAAGACGCAGTTGCAATGGATGCACCACCTGCCCCAAT